GTCGGCCATCCTACAAGGAAAATACTCAGAGTTCTATTAACTCCTTTCTTCAGGTTATCCGAAGGTAAACCTATACATAGACAAGCCCTGTAGCGACTTCTCTATGAAAGATCTGTTCGGGCCTGCCGGCGTGACTCCGCCGGAAAAACCTGTATAGATTTCTAAAACCGGTCCTAGCCCGGCGTGGGTCACCACAGCACTCGTATTGGTGCTTACATAATTTTTATATTTTTGTATTTTTAATTTTATGTATTTTGTGATTATTTTCAATTTTATAAGTAAAATTGTAAAACTCTAATTGCCTTGAATAAAAGTTGAATCTGAATCGTAAGGTCCAGCAACTGCAGGCGATGGTGGCAAATACACTGGTGGTGGACCAATGTACATTGCCAACTGCGCATCATCTGCCGCATTAGTATTGAAATATATTGCGGTAGAAATGCCAGAAGTGTTGGTACCAGCAAAATCAGCTTTAAAAGCGTAAACAGCTTGTAATCCAGCCAACGGAGAAACGGTAGTACCGGCTCCATAAGGATTAGTACCAAGCCAAGCAGCGCCTGTACCAACCAGCAAATTCGCAACCCAAGAATACATCCTGGAGGTTGAAAAATATGCTGGTAGTCTAGCGTGAACGCTGCCTTGACTCGAAATTATTACGGGTGTATTAGCGCTACTACGATTGTCAGGAGTCCTAGTATTAGGGTTGTATCCACCTGAAGATGGAAACTGTGAAACCGCTATATTATAAGCACGATTAATGTCGTAAATATGAACGTCAGTCCCACCCTTCATAAAACTGTAACACGAAGCCCAGTTGCCACCGTAATGAAAACTGCCTGTGGGTAATGCCACGGCTGGTGCTGGTGTCAAAACCGAAGGTGTTGGTTGAAAAAACCAAGGAGGCACTATTCCCTGAAAATCTGCGCCAGCAGCACCAGTTAGAAGTGAAATTCCTGAAATGCCAATAAGCTGCTTCACTGAAGTGATAGATTCGCCCATCGTCATTGAATTGACAATCTCTGGTGCCTCTGATAAGACGCGGCCAGCCTGCAGTGAAATCGTGCCTCCATTGTGAACTGGAAACATCAAACCTGCTGGGTTAGCTAATTCAAAATCAGAATCTCCAGCCACCTCAACAACCACAGAAATAGTAGAAGAAACAACTGATGAAGCAATGACGGGATTGACCACATACATGGCTAAAGCACCGGTAATTGTCGCCAAATTGGCGTATGGCACCGGGCTAACATAAGGCACCTTAAACTCAAAGACGTTTCCGTCCTTAAGATCAAAAATTGCCGAATAGCCAAAAGGATCTGCTCCCAGTACTCCATACTGAGGAATATCTACGGCCGTTGCGCTTGTCAGTCGTGAAGTGTTAGTCGTCGTGGAATGGTACGGATTAAAATTAACCATAACCCTTCCTGCGTGCATCTTTGTCTTCACAAAAGTAAAGCGAAACTTAATGCCACCACGCCATTGTTTAAATGAAGAAGCAGCAAACATCAAATGTGACGGTTGGATACAATTCGACGTCGCAGTTGAAAACTGTGGCACTATCTTGTTGGCAGCGGGAATGCCAGCCCGATAGCGAAACCAAAATGCCAAAGGACAAATCGGTGTTGCGTAAATGAGCGTGCCAACTGCGGCTGACGTAGCCAAATCAAAAACGCAAATTTGTCCCCAACGTGAAGTAACATAAGCCAAAGACATCTCATCTACATCGGAATAACCAACTTTATTATTGATTGAAGTAGTGTTAGTAGCCGTAGCTGCAACAACCATCAATGCACTAGCAACGTCAGTATTAAACTCACCAATGTTGTCCTGTCGCAAAATCCGCATTAATGGATCGGTTACTGCTGGTTTACCGTATCCAAAATAACGCACAATACCAGCGGCCTTACCCAAAGCCCACGAAACAGGACCACCTATGCTAGATATGCTTGGCACTCCCTTAGCTATAAAACTAACTGCCTTACTTGAAGCATATAATGCACTGGAAAAAGGATGACTGTCTTTCTCAAATTCCTCAGTAACAGGCGACAGTTTCCTGCCTGCTGTCAAAACTACTGTTGAAATAGCCTGAGGAGTTGCTCCAAACAGCTCAATATCCTCCAAATGCAAGTACAATTGATACGTAGGAGGCCCCATCCCTGCAATACTAGGAATAACCGTCAAAGTGTTCAAAGCTATCTGAATGTAGCCAGGCTCGCTTGAAGTTCCCCTAATGTCTGAATACTCGCCAGTAGACAGATAAGGCAGATGCAGTTGAACGCTGGTATCAGAAGACAGATCCAAAATAACACACGGCAAATTGGTAGAAGTGCATGGGTCAACGGTTCTATCATATACCGCTGTACTCGTCGCTAATCCATATTGTCCATTAAGGCAAATCAAACCTGAATGAAATGGCGTGGCTGCAACTTGCAATGTTACAACCATTTTGGCACGAATGCCATAAGCGCCACGCAAGCGGTCCAAGCCATTGGTCCACAAACCTAGAAAACCTGACATTGTCGAATTAACGTTGTGCAGGCGACCTCTAGGTGCGCCAATGGTCCCAGCCTTAATGCAAATGGGACGCCTAAAATACTCTCGTACATCCTGCAAATCAGTCTGTACTGCGTAAAAAGTGCGTGAAAGAGAAGGCTCGACTGCAGCAATGGCAGTACAAGCTTCCTGGACAAAGGTGGTTACTCCGGTTGATTCGGGAACCGCGTCAATTGCGACGGATTGAATTTGATCACAAATTTCAACGCCCTCGCGCATGTCGTTATCATCGTTCATAGATTTCATGTTTGTAGCGATACTATTCCGATGCACAGTTGTATCAAACTGTGCAAAGGACACTTGTTTCTCTGGACGTAAAGCGGCCCTGAGTAGTAAAACTAAATAGCTACGCTACTATAAATCACCCTGTCCAGTTGTGCATTAACCACAAGCGTCACGTATTTAACGTGCACAACTGCGTATATGTGACTTAATACCACTCATCAGTGCGAGAAAGCACTAACGATAGATACGATTCCCGCGTAGGGCAACAATTAGTTTCGCGGCCAAATTTGTCGCGCAAAATATCAGCTACCCTACGCCCATACACACTCCATAAGCTTGGCTCATGTAAAGCCAATTCTTCCAGAGCATTTTCCAGATCACTAATTAAGATCTGAGTCTCCAACTTTTTGTTCTTGCACCAATAATGCGTAAACAAAAAGCTTTCCAATTCCAATGGACATAACCAACGTCCCTTATCCAAAAGAAAACCACGCTTCAAAAACGTTACGTGTGCTAAATCTGTATACGGTTCTAAGTCCTGGTCTTTATGGCCAGCAGTGTAGGTCAAATTAAAATTCTTTTTCATCGACTCTGACACTGTAATCTGGTTAAAAGATTCAACCTTATCGTCATCAACATTGCAAACGTTATCGTCGCCATACGTCAATGGTGACACATGACCCCAGAAATTACGCCTATCATTGGTCAAATCAAAATAACAGTAAATCAACGTGACCAAAGAATAAAGGCTATTAACCACTGTTGTGAAAGGGTGGCCACTTGGCAAACTGTGATTCCATTGGTAAATATACCTCTGATTATCGCCACGTCCGCCAATATGTCGTGAATGGACTAAATCCAACCACAAAACCTTTCTGGCCAACTGATTTTCATGTGAATCATTATACCAAAGATTAATAGCTTCTAAAATTGCGTCATGAACGCAAGGTTGCTCGCTAGAATCAAAAGCTTTAAAATCACCGTCAAAAACAGCTGACCCATGTTGTTGTAAATACATCGCCACCCTTGACCAATCTGAATATGTGCAGATGCCAGGCGCCATCCCTGTCGCAACATTATGACGCATCATCGCGCTAGAAAAGTTGCCAAACAAAATGCGCCAAGCTACTACATAATCCAAAGGTGCTGAAGAAATGAGTCGCGTAGCTACGGCTTCAACCTTTTCTATTGGACGTAATTCGTCTTTAAGAAAGTCAACGTAAACGTGACTTAAACGTATGCCCTTGCGAGCTTGGTCCAAAATGTAATCTACTCGCTTTCGCAAATCTCTTGCTCTTTGGCCAGTTAGATCATAATCCATTTCCTCACCAAAAAATTCTTTCTTACCTCCTTTAACATCGTAAACGTAAGGAAAGCCAGCAGCTGTATTCCTGGGAATGCTACGAAATTTATCCTGTGGAACTCCCCTTACTGCATCCTCAAAGTCATACAGCTCTCTGTTAACATTTCGCGTTTGCTCCACAAATGGTTTAAACGCTGTATGCACAGCATCTTGCAACAAAGGCAATTCCAAATGTAATAATGGACTACTATAAGGCTTGACAGCTTGTTCCATTGGCCAAATGCGTTCCCAATTTCTAACAACTGGTCCCAATATGGCTGGAGCATGCGTGTATTCGCCTATAGAACCATACAAATGGGTCTTATAAAATTTTGACTTTGGACTTATGGATATGGGTTTGTCCACTGTTCCTATAGGCAGAAAACTGCCCATATTTACAAATGGCAAATCGTCACCACACTGTAACTTAATACCACGAGACTCAATGTCATCAGCAAAATTGTCCTCAATAATTGAAAATTCTTTTACTGCTTGATCCACCATCTCGCGTGTAATTACGTTCGAAAAACCTGTGTTGTCAGTTAAACGAGCTGCGCAATGTATGCCCAACATGCATCTACCACCAAAAACGTCAGCATTCTCCAGCGTTAGCGGGGCCCCACAATCCCCAGCACTAGTAATTACACCGTACGAATAATATCTATCCATGCGGCGGTCGTCAAAGTATAAAGGACTTTTACCTACATTAATTGAAGGTAAACGCCAAGCCTGACGCATCGTTGTGTTTAGCAAAGTTCTCCTATCATCAACTTCGCAAACGTGCAAAATTCCAGGATTACCGCCAACATAACGGACATCACGCTCAGTAACAAAACTGTTAATGATCTTGCGATGTGCACGGATGGACTCAAATTTAATAAACTCCACATCTGAGTCGCGTTTGCTTAATCGTTTGAATGCCAAATATTGTTCTACTGTGAACTCAACCGAATGATCAGCATTAACAGAATTTCTAAAAACTAATTTGTCATCAGGCGAGAAAACGCCTTTTGACAATTGTTCCTCTACTGTTTCTGTGAAATGTTGAGGCTGTACAGCCAATTCACCCATAATAAACAATACTTGGCCTATAACAAACTTAGAAGACTTGTGGAACATTTTATACGTGTTAGCGTATATGTTGTCCATAACGACCTTGGTACCACCATGTTGCAATGTGATTTTACTTTTAATTGGTACTGCTTTAGTTAAAGGCCTATTACTTTGCAAACTGGTTTTCTTCTTACGTGAAAAAATACCAGTTAAAAGCCTGTATAAAGCACTTAAAACTGCTTCAATAAGTTTTAAGGCAAAGAAAGACCCTGTAGCAAAAACAGCAATCTTAAAAAGTTGTCCCACACATTTGGTGTCGTCCATAAAAGCGTCTCTGGTCTTAGCTAAAGCTTTTTTCATAAGCTTAACAGCTGAACCAACAACATAAGCATGATCATCCATCAAGGTACGGCCAGCTTGCGCCACTACGCCATATGATGTTATCATTTTATCCAAATATGTCTTAGTAATGTCATGGCTTTGCAAACGCATAGTCAACTCGTTACTAATCATAACAATAGCAGCAGATAATGGAATTTGAGCTCCTACACTGCTACCATGGATAAAATCATGTTGTTGCACGTACCAGATGTACCAAGGAAACGCCAATAATGGATCGTCGCCTGGCTGTAAATTCTCAATACACTTGTCCCACTCACGTCGGAATAAAGCATAATCCAATTTACCATCGTATTTCTTATATTCATCGTTGACGAATAACTGAAATCCAAAATTAATTCTGCGCGCTACAGCTTCAGGCTCCTGAATGACGACTCTCGCCTCACTCGTAATGCTAGCCAAATTAGTACTGCCAAAAATTAACTTTGACGCGAAAAAGATCTTTCCTTTTGATGCCAAATCGGCAAAGTTGAGTGGCATACTGAAAGAACCACACATTTTAATCATGTTAAAATAGTCGTTATCCTTGTCACCACTAAAAGCTCGATTTTGAAAAGCATCATCCATAATGATGGCTTTTTGTCTGTCATAACCTTGCCAATACTCACTAGTGCCTTTTTGCCACATTTCACGTGTGACATCATCAGGTGTACATGGAGTTTCAACCAAACCTGACTTTAATAGCAACGCTGCCACAAAAGGCACGGCCATCAATGTCTTGCCTGTTCCCGGTAAGCCATACAAAAAAGTTGCTACAGGCTCGAATCTAAAATTGTTCCTAGCTGAAACTGATCCTAAATGCGGAGCTACGGCGGTGCTCAGACGAGCTACCAAAACGTCGATCAATTTACCAACTTCAGTATTGCGATATGATTCCTTCAAACCATAACCCTGCTGTAACAAGGCCAAGACACGGTCCAATATAGCAGGATCAATCTCCTTACCTATAGCATCCTCTTTCAAAAAGTCCTCAACGTCGCTAGCCCAATCTAAAGCTAACTTATCGGCCCTCTTAAAAAGTTCCACACGTTCCTTACCAAAACGTTCCCTCACGTAATTAACCAAGCATTCTAATGCGGTCATTGTCCATGTAAGAAACGCTTCCCAGCCTTTTGACATGCGCTCAATGTTGGCTAATCTTTTGCAAAATTCGCCAACTTTGGACGCACTCACTTTACCCCTAAAAACAGAGAAAGTAAAAGCTACTGATAGCAATTTGCTGAAAACATCGAAATTTGATTGTAACTCAATCTCTCCTGATGGAAAGAATTCGGAGATATGAGTCCACAAATCAAAACCGAAAAATTTCGGCATAAAAGCTATTAAGGCAGCAGTCAAAACGCTATTGCGCCACTGACCGACAAAAAATTTAAGCAATAACACAAGTGGAACAAACCACAAATGTTTTAAAATACCTCTAAGTTGTGCTCCCGCAGACCTAATGCCATTCAAAAACGACGTTAAGTCGTCTAACATTCGGTCCGTCTTACGCATAAGGCGTACGCCCAGCACACCTAGAGCCGTGAAAGCAGCACCAGCCGCCAAATCACGTAATCCCTGTAATTGAATTTTCGTCATTTCGCGAATGGCTCTGGTTGCTTTGCGTTCCTGCATGCGTTTTGTCTTGGGCACTTTCTTCTTCTCCTCCTCCAGCTTCTTCTTAGCGGCGTCTCTTTGGATCTGATCACGTCGTTCGCGTCGCTCCTGATGGAGTTCACGTCCGGATTGCGTGGTCATTTCCTTAGCTATGGCTTGCATTTTAAGCATGATAGCCTTGGTTCTACAGTGTGAACTGTAAACTACGGACCTGAATGCTTCATGCACTCCATCTTCGATTTCCTGCTTAAGTCCATCATCGAAATACGCTATAACGCGTTTCTCTGGCAGACTCTCGTAGTAGTCTTCATCACTAAGAAGATACCTATTAGCCTCATATGAGCGCTCTGTAGGATCTAATTTCCTAAATTGGTATACTGTTGAATTGAGGATACCATCGACCAAAGCCAAATGAAAAAGCCTGGCCAAACGGTCCATCAGAAATTCTGGTGGTGCTGGCTCGTCAGGCAGCGTCTCATAGTAGTCTGTAACAAATCCATTAATCCTTTTAATGGGATTCTCGCGAAAAATTACTGATGCGAATGGACTGCTACGGACTGGTCGACGTAAAAGTGAAGGAGAAGAAAGGTTTTGTGTTTGTTTATCCATATGTGTTACCAGCTGTGGGTCCGTAAGAAACGGAAAGTTTAAGGTAAGTGACGATAGAACGTTAGGCACTTCCCCTAACTCGAGTCACTGGACATCGTCATACCAGTGCAGACGCCGTAACGCGTTATCACACGATAGCACAAGCAGTTTGACCCCAGTGTCACTAAGCTAGCTCAGCAGACAATCAACATCAATGCCGCGCAATGTGTCAATTGAATCCAAACCTCAAAGCAGACAGCGTATTCAAACGTGGCCAGTTGTGACTTTGATGGAGGATGGTTCTTACTAATTACTCACCTGGTCAGAGTTAGCACATATAGTGCAAAATATTAACTGACAGCGGATTGTAATCAACAAGTGGTTTTATGAAAGGACAGATGGTCCTGATGCAGTAATTCGAACAATCTATTCTAAAACCTAAAGCAGTTGGAGTTGCTAGCTCATGGATGTAAGAATTGCCTCCATTAGGCGTGCTGAACTTACGAGCACGGAAGTGTACGGTTTTTTGGAAAAACCTAGCTCTTCGCACTTAAAAACCACTAATTTTGTCAACATTACTGTTAGACAAGGTTAGTAAGACCTGTAAAAGAACCCGGGGTTGAAAG